GAATCTGGGATACCTAAACCACGAACTATGTCGTTGTTGACACTAACGTATTTTTCTGGTCCAAGAATTTTATCTGTCGGTGGATATTCAACCTTGAGGTCGATCATGTCATCCCAAACAAGGTCCATAACCCCACCACCAACATTATGCTGAAGAATATTTATGAGTTTATCTACTGCTGCGACGGTTGGAAGAATTTGTTGATCTGAGTTGCCCAGCTTCCACAGACGAATAACGTTAATAACACCATCAAGTGCTGCCATGTCTGCCAGACGCATTTTTTCTTTGAACATGACATCTTCAAGAACACCATAGAGGAATGGAGTTCCCCAATCTTCCCAGTCATCTTTCTTATAATAATCTACATAAATTCTATCCATGTCAAGCTTGACTAGATTAGTGCCACGCCTCTTAACTCCTTGAACAACTTCGGCAGGAAGCTTTTTGACAAAATCTTTCTCTGCATCTGTTTTTGGATTTCTGATAGACGAAGCCAATGACGTAGAAATTTTCATTCCAAGCGCGTCTGAACCAAAAAATTTGCCAACCTCTCCACCAATTTTTTTAACTATAACCGGAGAAATAAACGTATATTTCCAAGGAATCTCATTTCTGTTGGTTTTCTTTTTGTTTATCTTAACTTTCTCTGGTGGATCAGCAACTTTGGTCTCGTCAACAACACTAATGTCTGCGATGTCGCCACGAGTCAGGGTCATTTCTCTAGACACTGGTTTACTAATAAACGCATTTTTACGACGAACAATCACGTTTGCATCACGCATAAGCAGTTTCATAAAATCGTGTGCTCGTCCATTTAGATCGACTCTCCTGGCCCACTCACGATAAAATCGCTGTTGGCTTCTGGTTGTATGCTGTAATTCCAATCCTTCTGCTGCAAAATCGGTCATTAGGTCGATGATATTACGAACCATACCAATCTTGCGATAAATGGCTTGGCAGGCTAGGATGATTTCTTCGTGATCTGTCGGAATTTTGTCTGATGGTCTCTGAGTGTCTTGATTATAGCGATTGTGTCCAGTCCTCAAACTTACATCCGCTGCTATAGAACGCTGTGGAATTCCCTTGCTGAGATGACATACCGCTGGAAGAATATAATCCTTAACATTCTGTGACCCATGAGTATACATTTGACCCTTTTTGGGAGTTCTTACCTTCTTGGTGACTTGTTTATTCTGTACCATTTGTTCCCCCTATGAAATCAATGCCATTACAATAGTAATACGATGTAAATGATTATACACCAGAAACACAGATTATCCGATTTTTTTGCCTCTTTTGACAGCTCCAACAGAACCTCCTTCTCTAACATGTTGAGCGTTCCTCATTCTTCCTACTCCTGGACCGTGGTATAATGATTCATTTTTCTTAGACTTACCGCTTTTCTCAACATTCCCAGCAACATCCTCATAATCAATTTCCTGACCTGTAAAGATATGTGTGTCATATATGAACTTATGAGATAACAAAAGAGCCGTATAACGGTTCTTTCGCAATCTACCTTTCCTCACACGACCCTCTACAGCACCAGGGCGAACAACTTGTGGAGTATCAAATCTTTCCCTACCAGTAGCTGTTTCACTCATCTGGATTGTACAGAGTTCATTTTTCAATTCTTCTAGATTGAAGACGTTTTCTTCATATGTGTCGAAAACAACGCCCATAGATTTTTCTGCCTCAATTGCTGCATACATTTTGACACTATCAAAAGCCGGAAATAATAAAGTACGAGTTTCAAGACTCTTGTGCAGTGCGATATTGGCATCTTGATTGAATTCTGTACTTTGTTTAACTAGATGCAATATCTGGCGTCCATCCGTTTCGCCATCTGTTGGTTTTGGTTCGTCAAAATCTATAATCTCATATATTGGAAAATCACCATTATCCATGTCAAACATTTTTTTGTTTCGCAGCATTTCTGCTACTGCATATCCACCGCCCTGACTATCCATCTCAATACGAATAGGATTAAATAGTCGTGTAACATCACGTATACGAGAACAGCAATATGCGTAGTAATCGTCATCAGTTATTAATCCCTGTGCTTTTCTTTTGGCAAAAGATTTTTTGTTGACAGCCCAACAATAAACAACACGATAATGATTAGACCACACTTCTGTTACGACTATCGTCAAATTATCTCGTTCAGCAGCAGGGTCTATACCCATTACGTACTTACACTTAGGTTGTCCTGTCATTAATGGCGTAAATGTTACCGCACCATCCGGTGTATTGATTGGCTTGTTAGGTCCAACTGTGCATGCTTCTATCAGACTACGAGGGAAAAAACCATCAGAATCCTTTACAAAAACAGCGCCATATTCCATTAGATAAATATTGCGAGGAAGAGTTGCTTTGGCATGGGCTAATTGTCTTTGATCCAACAAACCTTCTGGTAAATGATTATGAGGAATTCTTATTATAGCATAATCACGATAATCAAATTCATCTGGTGTTAAATGATCTCCACCAAAAATTTCAGACACTTTTGCTTTATCTCCTTGACTACAAATAATATCTTGCCACATCTTGTGTTTCTTTGCGAAATGATTAAAGGCATAGTACGCAGTACCCGAATACACAATCTGGTTTCCATGCATCTTTCCGTCGTCAGTAGTTATTTGTTGCTTGATTTCCGCTGGCAAATCAAGTTGAGCAAGCTTTTTGTCAAAAGCTATTTTCTTAGCAGCTTCTACTGGGGTTTTTGCCGTAGCAGCAAAACCACGTACAACAACATCGAATACATCTTCTGGAATAGAAGCAAATTCGTCCGCGATGACAACATTAGCACGAAAACCTCTAATCTTTGTGCCATCTCCCATGGGCAAAGCGTAAATAATAGATTCCCCAATACGAAAATAACAAAGGTCTACATTCTGTCGTGGACCAGCTTTTTTACCACCACCAATAATTGCTCTCAACATTGGTGATCGATTCCAAATACCCTCTATCTCATTAAACACCAATCGAGCCTGCCTAAGACCGGCACCGACAATCACAATCTTAGTACCAGGATCAAGCACTGCCCGCAAGAGTGCATACGTAGCTAACATAAATGTTTTGCTACCACCTCGACAAGCTATTAACATAGGGAATGGAGTATTCCATATAATCTGAAGAGTTGAAATTTGAATAGGAAATAAATCAAGATTCAACAGAACCTTTGCTGTCCAGCCAATATAGTCAATATCTAGCATTTTACTAACAACAACTTCGTCTAATGGTCTTGTGGATTGTTTGAAATCAGTAAAAATATGCTTGTCAATAGTTGGTACGCGATCACGAAATGGAAAAAGATATCCATATCTCCCCTGGTCCCCATGAAGTAGTTCGTCAAGAGTTACTTTTGTTTTAGTGTTAGAGACCACCAAGACCATCCTCCTTAAGTTTACTCTTGTGTTCCTGTGCAACCCAACGATCTTTGTTAACACGTACAACTTCTTCACAAATCATCTGTGCAATATTCTTGCCACACGCACCCGCTGGAATAATATTGACACCATACTTAACAGATAAAAACATCAACCATCTCACAAAAGATTTGCCAGGAACACCTTTTTGGAATTGCGGTGGAGATAATTCCATAATATCTGGAGTCAACAACGATTCAATAATAATGTATCGATATTTAAGATGAGACATCCGATCCATTTCAGCCTCAAATGCCGGTCTCTTTGCACTGCTATAGTTATTCCACAATTCTGCAAAATCGGCTTTTCTCTCTATGGATAGTATATCTGTGTATCCAACCAGACTGTAGTCTCCTGTCTCAAGCTTTTCTACAATTGTTCCATCGCACTTTGGTGGTCTCTTGTCTGGATGATGCGCAGGAAAAAACCATCCATGACCATCTTGTTCTCTGGTGTCGCGAATTACTTTGTATGTCGGCAAAACTAAGCGTGGCATTCAATCATCTCCCTATAATCGCTTTGCACCATTCGGTTTATCATTTCACCGAAACCAATTGTTTGTTTCCAGTTCAGAATCGTTCTGGCTTTCGTAGGGTCAGCATGCAAAAGATTAACATCAACAGGACGATAAAATTTTGGATCAATCACAACATAATCGTTGTATTTTAATCCGATAGTCCTAAAAGCAATTTCCAAAAATTCCTTTACGGAATGTGTGTCTCCTGAACCAAGAATATAATCGTCTGGTTCATCATGCTGCATCATCAACCACATTCCTTTAACCATGTCAATAGCATGAGACCAATCTCTCTTAGCCTCGATATTACCAAGAAATAATGGACTAACATCTACCTCTTTCTCTGGAAATCCATCGTTGCTGTCCATCCAATTCTGTAAATTAGCAACATATTTAGTGATCTTACGTGTTACGAAATCCTCTCCACGTCTCTCACTCTCGTGGTTAAACAGAATACCAGCACAAGCAAAAACACCATAGGCACGACGATAAAGACCTACCATTTTATGTGCGTATAATTTTGCTATGGCATAAGGAGAAA